CGTGATGCTAGGCATCGCCGGCAGGATGTCGGTAAAGATTGAGGTCGAGGCGAGCGGTGAGCGGATCAGGCGGATCTCGTGGCGCGTCTTGCTGCCGACGAGGTACGAGCGCACCCGCACATGGGCGGTTGGCTCAAGGCTCACCGAGCTGCCGGTAATTGTGAGTTGGGCCTCGGTCGAATCCGCGACATCGACCAACCATGAGCCGTCTTTGAATGTGACCGTGGCTGTTGAGGAGTAGACTTCTTCGAGCGCGGATTTGACTTGGGCAGCGGTCGCATCAAACGAAAGCGGCGATCCAGCGGCATCGCCATCGACATAAAGTTGAAAGGTGCCTGCCGTCGGGCGAGCATCGACAAGGCCGATGCTGGCGCGCAGGGAATTGAGCGTGCGGGAGACTTCAGTGGCGGTGCCTTCGATCTGCTCCGAGAACCGCAACCCGATGCGGACTTCATCGCCTTGAACAAGTTCCGGCAGGGTAAGCGTGCTCCCGCCGAGGGTGCTGTTGAGCTTCCGGTTGGTGAGATCTACAAACGCTAGGACTTGCATCTTTTCATCCTCCCTCGCGTCAACTTGTTGGCTTCTCCTCCTCGGCCGTTAGGTTCTCGATGCCAAAGAAGTCGTATGGGAAAACCACCATGCGGTATGGAAAGCTCGGGTTGAGCTTCTCGGCCTCAACCTTTTTGGCCTCCTCCTCGTCGTTGCGTTTCTTGGCGAGGTTGGCTTGTTTGTCTAGGCTCATAGCGACCAGAACGCTCCTTTCAGGTTGCGGCTCTTGAGGGTTTGAAGTGCCTGGTTCAACTGGTTGTTGAGTGGGGCCAGAATGGTGGCAATGAGGATGTCGGCCAAACCACCGGCAAGCGCGGTAGTGAGTCGGATCGGCTCAATCGGGGCGCCATCGGGGATATTCTGCGGCGAATGCGCGAGGTTCCAAAAGTGATTGTATTCCACATAAGGCGTCCATGTGGAATCCAGTGGAGCTGATGGATCCGCCCCCTCGGGGCTCACGAAGTAAATGGTGGCAATCTTGGTCAGGTCGTATTCTGGATCAGTAATGCCTTCGAGGAGCGCCATCTCGGACTCCGGCTCTGGCGGTGGCGAGAACTTCGAGCTGATCCGCAGATAGGGGTTTTTCTTCATCCCGCCGGAATGGTTGTAGGTGATGTAAATCGATCCCAATGACCCATCCAGCAAGCTCCCAGGGTAGACTTCAAACTTCGCCGATGGCCGGTCTTTCCACAGCGAGACATCGCAGGCTCGCAGGCGTCGTGCCGCCTTGGTGTCTTCCTGCCCATCGATAAAGCTGATCCCGCTAGTGAGATTGCCGGTGATCTGAGTGTTTGCCGATGTGACACCGAGGTTGGCGAAGAACTTGGGAACGGGTTCGTAAATGAGCTTTATGCCGGCATCAGATAAAGCGCTGCCAGCAATTACACTGGGATCCGCGCCGGTCCCGATCACGCGCGTCGGGCCGATCTCCACGCTCGGCCATTCCGTTAGGAAAGCGTCGATCATTCGCTCTGGGTCTTTGATGTCTTCTTTCGCCTCGGTCAGTCGGGCAATCGTGCGCGCGCTCGCGTTCTTTACGCGGGTGGGAATCGTCACCTCCACGCCATTGACGAAACCCGGCTTGATCTTGAAAAGCCATTGACCCTTGCTTTCGCCCTCCACCCCTTCTTGCCATGACGGGGTTATTTTCCACGGGTGTGACCACTTGCGGGGATTAGGCCCAGCCTCGAAACGAATCGGCAACCTCCGGCCGATGGTATCCACCATCGAGTTCCATGTTTCATCGCGAATGAGTGGAATTTTTTTCACACCGGAAAGAAGAGGTGGCGGTTGCCGGTTGTTTCACCCTCGGTCGATTTTCGCGCTTGGTACAGGTAGCGCATGTTGTGGTGGACAATCTGGAAAGTTTCCTCGACGGCCGTGGCGGACGCGTTGAGATAGCAAAGCGCCAGCGGGTAGTAGCCAGCGCCATCCTTGAGCCCCTCCGCTGTCGGTGTTTGAACAATTCGCAGGTCGGTCTTTGGATCTTTGATCGTGCCAGCATCATTCGGCTTCACGCGCAGCGAGATATAGAACTTGCCGCCCTCTTGATTTTTCAAATCCAACTTCATCGCCGGCGCTGGCTTCTCTGGGTCGAACTTGTTGCCATCGTCGTCTCGGTTGTCGATGCGCCGCCAATTCTTGGTCGTGACATCGAGGATGTACGGCGTTTGACCATTCACCGTTCCCGCCCGCACCGATGCGCTTGCTTCACTCGCCCCAACCTTGAATGGGTGACTGTACGCCTGCCGCTTTTTCAGCACCGTGACGATCGTGCCTTTGGGCGTCTCGCGAACCTTCACTCCTTCGCCTGGCACCACCTTGAGCGTATCGACCCATCGCACCAATCGCTCCCACGCGGTTTGGATCTTCTCTCCCTTCTGAACCTTGATTTCTTTGATGTTCATTGGCCCGATTAAACTTTCCCGTCCTTGTAGACCTCCTTTGGCCATTCGACATATTCAGACAGCCTCCACGATTCGTTGATCTGCCAGACGTTGCCTCGCTTGGAAATTTGCGGCGGAAGTTTGAGCCAGTTCCTGCCACCGGTATCCAGTGATCTAAACTGGGGTGGGGCATCGGGGATTTTGCCGTAAAGTTTACCGACCTTATCGACCACATCACTCGGCAGCGTTTTTTTCGTGTAGCTCACCGATGCGGTGCAGTTCATGACGAGGTAGGTTTTTACCCCCTTCATCGGGTTTTTGTTGCCTGGGCCAACTTTGTTTTTTCCTCCCAGTGCCGATCCCGAGCTGGTGCCTGCAGGGAGCTCTTTGGGAAACACCCAGTCTTCTTCATTTTCCGGGTCGCCCCATTTGCCGCCGTACTTCTTTTTGATTTCCTCAAAGTTCCAGTGCGACTCGATCGGCTCCTCGGCGATTTCGAAATCAAGGCTCCACACCGTGCTGTCCTCGTCGCCGTAAGTGTTTTTGTCCGACTCTGCGCTGCCACCCTCATAGACCACGGTCACGATGTACGACGGATTCGGTCCATCATTGTTGCAACTCCACGTGCGCGAGACCTCTTGGCACTCTTCGTATTTGCCAGTGCCAACCTTGAACACTTCACCAATGCTGGTGACATAATAAGGAACCACCCACTGGATGACGCCTTCTTTGCTCTTTGAGCCGGTGGCTCCTACGGTGATGAAATTACTGGTGCTCATGCGAAAACGGGGATTTGAACTTCGGGGTTGGTCGTCTTAGGTTTGGTATTCTCCTTAATCGTCCGTAGCAGGGATGTCTGACGGCGGCTTTCTTCGAGGATGCCATCGTTGGCCGCGCGGCCCATCAGGACATTGGTCGCTTTGGCGACGCTGCCGAGTTGGCTCACACCGGCGCTCGGGCCGCCTTGTTGTTTCTTCTCGCGTGCCTTATCCGCCTCATCTGCGGCAGCACGGGCGTCGACATTCTTGGCTGCAACGGCATTCAAGTTTTTGTCTTTCGCATTGAGCGATTTGAGGCGTGAAATCTCTTCCTCGATTGCTTTCTTGCGCTCAAGTCTGGCTATTTCAGCGTCATCACCGGCGATCCGCGCGCGGACCATCTCAAGTTCGAGTCGGTAGGCTTCTTGGGCAAGTCGTAGCTCTTCAGCCTTGGCTTGCTGTGCGGCGCTTGGGCCTTCCGGCGCATCGGGTTGGGTAGGAAGGATCGGCTTGTTGGCACCGCGCTCTTCACGGCGCTTGCGTTGATCCTCGTTGAATGAGTCGAGGTTGGGGTTAGCCAGTTTCGGGTTGGATGAAATCGAGATCTCTTTGAAGAGGCTTTGGATCCGGGCGATGCCATCTTCGATTTGGCCTTCGGTGACGCGGCCTTTGCCTTTGCGGATGTATTCGCTTCTTTTTTCTCCAGCTAAATTGAACGGATCGAACCCGTAAATCTGTTTGAGTACTGGTAGGTTTTCAATCGCTCTAGATGCCGATTCGGTGGCCTCTAGGAATCCTCGCGTGAGAGCTACTTTGAATCCAAGCGCGACCGACTCACCGATGAGTTCGCCGATCTTGACCAGTCGTGATGTATCGCCAGCGAGCCCTTCCGACAAAGCGGCGGCGAGCGTGCTGCCAACTTCGCGGATCTTGGGCGCGAGGCTACTGAGTGAGGCGACGATCTGAGGCGTCATGGCGGCCACATCGGCAGCGAACTGGGAGAAAACCTCGGCCATCGGCTTGCCGACCTCTTCGAGCATCTGACCGATCGAGACTTTGATGCGCGACATGCCGCTCGCCGTTGCGTTTGCCGCTCCGCCGACCTGCGTTTCGATGGCTTTGAGCACCTGGTCGAATGCCTTGGCGCGGTTGCCGGTGGCGGCGAACTCTTCGGAAATGGCTTTGATCTGCGAGGTGGTCAGTGCGCCGGTGCGCTTGAGCGCGGCCAATCCCTTCTCTGGATCCTCCAGCGCCTTGCCGAGCTGTACGGCGTAGTTTGAGGCGTCGCCACCGAAGACGGCTGCCATGTCGACGGATGCTTGTGTGGCGCGGTCGAATGCGCCACCAGTAGTGCCGGCGGTCTTGGCGAGTTCCTTGAAGGTCGCGAGCTTTGCCTGCGCCGCCATGATCAGGTCACCATCCACGCCTGTGGCGAGCTCAGTGGCATCGGCCATCTCGATGAGGCGAGATGCGACATCACCGGATTGGGTGCCGAAAAGGCCCATGGTCTTCACGACGCTCTTGATGCGGTTTTCCGCCTGAAGTCCTTCCTCGCCGATGCTGATCAGCTTGTAGGTGATGCCACCGATCGCTGCGGCTGCGCCTGTGGCGGCGATGCCTATTGCACCGACGCCCTTGGTGATGCTGGAGAAGGCCGAGCCGATGCCCGAGCCGATCGACGACATCGAGGTCTTGAGCGAACTTGCCGACTTTTTCGACCGATCGATCCCACGGACAAAGTCCGAGGCGTTCAGCGTGAGCTTGGTGGAAATGCCTGCCATCTTTTCAATTCAGTAAGGTGTCAATCAGGATAATTTTTTTGCCGCTTTCTTGAGGAAATTGTTCACCCGGTTCTGCATGGCACGCGTTTGCCAGCGCACGGCATACTGCATACGGCGGTCGACCCCATCCATATTGCTGGCCCAGTTGACTAAGTTGCTGATCGTCGCCGTGATTCTGAATGTTGTTATTCTTATATCAGCATCACCTGGCGCGTCATGCCTGCCGATCCAGCTTGGCACTCGGATCTTGCCCAGTCTGCGTGCGGCGGATGCCCAGCCGGACGCGAGGTAGCCTACGCCTTTCTGTTTCACCTTAATGAAGTTGGTGATCATCGAGCGGGCTGCGCGAGTTTGTTTCACTGCCCGCTTGATGCGGATGTTTCCACCTCGGCGCTTGGTGTGCATGATGTTGGCCATTTCCGACATACTGCTGACCTCCGAGTTCTTCGGGGTGGATCCGATGAAGACATTGCGCACATCGCTGGCAATCGCGGCCTCCCCTAGTTTCTTAGCCTTTACTCCGCGCGTTTTGCCGTTGCTAGGCGGCGTGATATCCATCAGTTTGCGGACAACTCCCCGCGCCTGCTCTTCCATGAGCGCGCGACCATCGCGTTTGGAAAACTCACCGAGCCTTGCGGCCATGGCTTGAAACTGCCGGATGTCAGTCTCGATGTTAGTTCTGGCCATTTATTCCGTCTCAGAGTCAACCAGTCCGTCGATGTAGCTCAAAAGCGAGTCTGGCACCATTGCCTCGATCGTTTCGGTGGTCACGGGTTCCAGCGTCCAGAGGTTCGCGGATTGCAGGGCGCAGTGGTAGTATTGAAGTGCGCGGGAGAGCGGTAGCTTCCAGAGGATGAACTCCTCACTCCAGCCAGTCTCCTTGGCGAGCATGTAGACCACGCTGGCGCACCAGCCGGGGCTCAGGACTTTCCCGGCGGCGTTTCCTCGTCGCTTTTGTACTTCGACTCGACGCGGATCTCGTTGGCCGCGATCTGTTTGCCGATGCGCTCGATCTCGGTGATGATTTCGGGCAGGCGGTGAAATTCGATGCCAAGCGCGTAGACCAGCGCCGCTTTGCCGGCGGTGTTGTTGGCGATCGCCTCGGCAACCTCATCGACGGGCGCAGACTGCATCCACACGAAGGAATTGATCTGCCGTTGCAGCTCGATCTCGCTGACGCTGTCGCCATAGATCATCGAGATATTGAGCAGGTCGGCAATCTGGCGCGAGCCAATGGAAAATGGCCGCATCTTGATGCCGCCGATGGTCTTGCTTTCGCTCTCGATCATGCCGAGCGCGATCATTTGATCTCTGGTTTCCATGATTTTAGAATATCGAAAGGATCTTTTCGCGCTGGGCTTTGCTTTCTGGGTCGTTGCCACTAGGCACGACAGCGAGGCGCTTGCCCTTGCGGATTAGCAGCATCGGGCGCATGGTCTTGATCTTGTCGACGAGGCCGTGATGCGAATCGAACGCGGCGCGCATGTAGGAAATCGGGTGGTCGGGATTCGCCTCACACCATTCCTGCGAATTGAAGCGCTTCTGGAACTCGACGAAGTTGATCTCTTCCTCCTTCGCGATCGGCGTGAATTTGATCTTTTTGCCGCCGTCCATCATCCATGTGACGGTGCGTTTGGGATTGCCGCCGACATCTTCGATGGTGTCGGAGAATGCCTTTTCCGTTCCGAACTCACAACCAGAGGCGATGGCCGAGCCGATCAGCCGCGTGTTGCGGCTCTCGACGGGCGGGGTGTCATGGTCGCGCACGATGGCGACCGTGGATCCTTGTCTCATGGTTGATCTTGGGTGGCTCTTACGAGCCGGTTATTGGGCGATCGGTTCCGCGTCCGGGTAAACGGTGCCGCTGATCTCGAACTCGTTGAAATCGTCGTTTTTCTCGCTCAGTTTCACCGAGGTGATGACGGTCACACCGCCAGTCGGGATGTAGTCGGGGATAAAGCCCGCTGCGCTGTTGTCACCTGCATCGACGCTGGTCGTGCCACGGCCTTTGACCGTGAACTCGTAAGTGGGATCGAAAGTCTTGGCCGCGCCAAATCCGCCCTCTGTGGACATGATCATCTTCGACTCCATGTTTTTGGTCGACTCGACGCTCTCGATCAGCTCGGCGGTGACCGACTGAACTCCGATTTGGTTAAAAGTGATTGCCATGGCTTTGAAAAATTAGATTTCGTCGTAGATGGTCGCTTGGATCTCGAACTCGGGGAAATCCTCGTTGCTCTCGCTTTGCTTGACGGAGGTGATCATCGCCACGCCGAGGGCAACGGTGCCGGGTACGACTGCTTCGATGTCGGCGTCGCCCTTGCCAGTGATTGTGACATTGCGCGTGATGAGCTTGCGCGGTCCGGCAAAGACGGTGACGCCCTGCTCGTCGCGGATGGTGGCGACCTCGACGGAGGAGTCCTTGCTCGACTCGCTCACATGTCCGGTGTTCGGAGAGAGGCCGTGTGTGTTATTGACTCCAAAAGTCGCTGCCATGATACACCCGCGTGGGTGTCAACTTCACAAGCGGGTGACGCCGATGAGTGCCTCAATCGATGTGACCCAGCGGCCATCATCGGAGACGGCGGCGGTGTGATTGGTGATGTGGAATCCGCGCACATCAATCGCGGTGATGCCGAGGGTCTGGGCTGAAGGCAGCGGTTCGGTGAAGGCGTCTCTCACATCATCCACAATGTCCATGTGGGCGCTGCGGGTGCTGGTATCTGCCGGTGATGAGATAGAGATCTTGGTCGTGGCTTTGTACAGGCTGCCGACGACGCCTTCCACCTGGTCAGCTAGTACCAGAACGGCGTGCGATTCTGGCGTGCGGACATCCGAGCTGGTGCCGGTGAAGACCTCGACATCTTGGCCGAGGTTGCCGACGAGTTCGGCGAGATAGTCTTCGATGTGTTGGTTCATGGTGAAAAATTAGCGGCGTGCAACTCGGTATTCGATGACGCCAGCACCGGGCTTGCGCATGATCTCTTCGACCTTGTAGCGCAGATCGCCGATTGTCATGGCGCTATTCTGGGTAGGTGCTGGATCCGGCAGGTGCGCGACCAGCATGCGGACGCTGAGTGATCCGTCCTGGGAGAATCCTCCTTCTTCCAAATCGATCTGGACGCCACCCATCGAGATCGCGGCGAGGTATTCCTCATCGTTGATGGTGATAGGTACTCCGATGTCTTCGAGGATGGTCTCGAATGCCTCGGCGGCGGCGGCTTGAATTAGGTTCACGCTTCACGCGCGGCGTCAAAAAAAGCCCCACCCGGAAATTTCCAGATGGGGCTTTCTCCTTAGACGCTACCAATGAAACAAATTACTTCTTGGCCTTCTTCGGCTCGGGGGTCTCTGCGGCTTCCGGCTCGATCGGCTCGATCACTGCGGCGGCTGCTTTTTTCGCATAGCGCTTGAGCGTGTCACCGTTCGACCAGATTTGCACCTCATCAGCACCACCGAAATCGCCGGTCACTTTCGCGGCCTTGAAATCGGCAAGCTGGTCGGCCAGCGTCACACTCGGAAGGTGCTTAACCTTCCAAGTGTCGCCATTGCGGGTTAGTGTGATGGCGCGGCGCATGATTAGGCGGAGACGATCCGTTTGAGGGCTGCGGCGTGGCCGAGGGCGAAACCATAGTTGACCTCGATGACCGATTTCTCGGTGTCGGTGTCAGGATCACCCCATGAGCGGTACTCGATGGTGAGGCCGGTCTCTGGGTCGGTGACGGTCTCGTAGTTGGTGAGGCTGGCGCGGACACCCGAGGAAGGAGTCACGGGCGAGAATGCCACGAGGATCGCTTCTGGGAGTGCCACCATGCCGACGAGGTTCTGCGAGTTGCCGGGGATGAGGTTGGTGCCGATGACATTGAAGCCAGCGATGCTTGGAAGCAGGCCGTTTTGGATCGCCGAGGCGGTGCCAACTGCGGCTGCGTTCTTGATGCCGGCGTCCTTGAGCAGCGCGCCTTCGTAGGCGTTGTCGAGGATCATCGTGCGGCTCGATTTTGCCCACTTGGCTTGGTCGAGTGCGGTCTTGATGGTGATCACATCATCCGAATCAAACGCGGAGGCCGCGCTGGTGAGGACAGGTGCGCCGTAGTTGGCGGTCGTCACAACACTGAGGATGTCCTTGATGATGTCTTCGGCGAGCTTGCGACCCTTCAGGAAACCGAGCTGCTCGGGATTGAAGTAGGGTTGGCGAGCGAGTTCGCTGGAGGTGAAGGAAAGCGCTTGATACTTGCGCTTGTTGACGGTGATTTCGCGGCTGTTGATCGCATTCGTATCGCTGAATGCGTAGGTGCCGTTGAAATCGACGGTTGCGTCCGTTGCCAATGGGAAGAAAGGCACGGAAACTTTGTCAGTGCCTTGAAGCGGGACCGAGTTGTACACGGTGCTGAAGGCATTGATGGGAAGAAGCGCCTCGCGAAGTGCAACAAGCGCACTGTCGAGGACGACATTCAGTTTGAGTTCATTGCTGATGGTGGTTGCCATGATGATTGGATGAGTTCGTTGTGGTTAGTTCGGGTTGGTTTTTGGTTTCAAAGTTTGGCCGCGTGGGCTTCGAGTTCCTTGCGGTGAGCCCTGAAAATTCGGGTTTTCTCTGCGCCAGAAGCGTTCTTCCACTGGTCGTAGATGCTCTCGCTGCTCTGTGCGTCCGGTGAGACATTCACGGGTGCGCTGGAGCTGCGGCTTGCGATGGCGGCGGCCTTGGCGGCCACTGCTTCATCGAGGGAAAGTTGATTGGCCTTCAGTGCGGCGATCTCGCCTTGCAGCGTTGCCAGCGTGGCCTTGAGGTCGCCGATGATCTCGGTGGCGGACTCTTCCTTGGGCTCCTCAGCAGGCGCGCTTTCGGTTTCGCCTTCAGGTGCGGATTCAGGAGCTGCCTCTTGCTCAACTTCCGGTGCGGATGGGGCGGCTTCGTTTGCGATTTCCGCAACAACGGTCTCGACCGATGCGACGACTTCTTCGGATGGGGTGCTGGCGACTTGTTCGCTCATGCCATCTTCCGCAGTGTCAACTGCGCGAAGCGGAGAGGATCCGGCTTTGCCTGCTTGCGAAGCACTGCGCACCACGGTGGCGAGGCCCAGCGACTCGGCTTGCGGGCCGTAGAATGACTGCCCTTGCATCGCCTCGGCTGGGATCTTCCGACCTTGGCGCGTGACGGCGGATTTGAACTCGCCGAAGACTTGATCAATCCGCTCTTGGATCAGCTCGCGTTGCGACTCGGTGAGCGAGGTGCCAGGGAAACCTGCGGCTTTGAACTTCCCGGTGGTGAAAAGCTCGACCTTCACGCCGAGCATCTCGGCGCGTTTGCTCTGATCAATGTGCGGGACCATCACACCGATGGATCCGACCGATGCCGAGCGCGTCATCGAGACGCTGGTGGCTTGCGATCCGAGCCAGTAGGCGGCGGATGCCATCGTACCGGAGGTGTGCGCACGCACCGGCTTGACCTTGCTGGCTTCGTAAATCGCATCGGCAGCCTCGGGGGTGCCGCGAACGGTTCCGCCAGGAGAGTCGATGTTGAGGACGATCGATGTGACCGCTGGATCAGCGGCGGCGCTTTCAACGGTGGAGCGAACTTCATCGAGACTCGTCGCACCGAGCATCACGCGATCGAACTCGTCGGTGGTCGGAAGGAGCGGACCAGTGATCGAGATCGTGGCAACGCCATCCGCGACGCTCATGATCGACTGCGGCGCCTCGCTCTGCGGCAGGGTGAAGAGTTTGCCGGCGGCCATGTCCATGGCCAAACCGATGATGCCGTCCATTGCCTCCGGGGCGATGGCCCACGGCTCCTGTGTCAAAATGAGATCGCGTGCGTTCACGCGATGCGTGGGGTGTCAATTCCCCATCACTTCGCAGGCCCGGTCGGCGCTTCGACCGGCGGGGTGGCAACTCCCGATGCGAACAGCATCTGAAGTGGGATGTCGTATTTCTTGGCGAGTTCTTGAAGGTGCGCGATGTCGCGTGCGCGGCGTTCGGCCTCCTCCTCAAAGTCCATGCCCAGCTCGGCGAAGTGATCGGACAAGGTCTTGAGACCGGCCTTCACATCCTCGCGGTTTTGCAACGACTCCCGACCGGCATCGACTGTCACCCTGCGTGGTGTGACGACGGAAATCTTCCACCATCCTGCAATCAGCGGGATCTCGCCACGAGTGATGGCATCGCCGATGACGAACTTCCAGACGGGCGTGAGAAAGCGGCGGATGAGGATGTTTTGGCGGTGAGAGAATCGGCGATCGGCCTTGGCAACCACCATGCGGACGCCAGCGCCGCCGATCTTGCTTGAATCTGCGGTGAACTCGTATGGCACCACACCCAACGCCGAATCGCGGCGAAGGTGATCAAGAAATCCGGTGAAAGTAGGTGATGGGCGGTTGGACTCGAAGGGCTTGAGTTCTTCGCCCGGCTTGAGCGCGACCCACTTGCCGCCGACGATTCTCTGCAGTGCAGTCGGGTCGCTGTGTGGATTGTCTTCGGCCTTGCCAGAGTCAATATCCAGTCCGCCAAAGCCATCATTGCTGTCGATCTCGCCATTCTGCGTGGTGATCGCGAACGATTTGTCGGCATGATCCTTGAGCGCGTGCTTTTCGAGCGCCAAAAGCTCCATCTCATCCCGGATGTGATTGATCGAATGCGCCAGTGATGGCACGCCGCGAGCCGATGATGCGCGCTCTGGATCGAAGATATGGAGCACCGAGTAAGCCGGAAGCTCGATGAAAGTGCCATCATCCTGCTTCACGCTATACGAAACTGGGCGGCCATAGCCGTCAAAACGGATGCCATCGACCGTGCCGTCGTTGTTCCCGCCGCTCACGCGGTGGCTTTCGATGAGTTGGATCACCGGGCGGCCTTCAACGCGGGTGAGATGGACAAAAATATCACCGTCTTCGTCGATCGCGCGGCAGATAAGCATTTCGCACTCGGAGAGGGAGAATCGTCCCGTCACCTCGCACTGATTTGACCATTCCTCCCAGTAGTCCAGCGCGCCGGCAATCCATTCGCGGTCTTCGGTCTTTGGCTGAATCTTGAGACCATCGCCGACCGAGTAGACGGCCATGTCGAAGACCATTTCGCGGGCGAACCCGCTGTTTTTCATCAGATACCGGCTGCCCTTGATGAGTTCGTTGCGTACCAGTGGCGTTGCCTCCTTGCGGTGGTCTTGCGGAGCTGCGGCGGGCAGGCGTTGGCGAACCGGCGATGGGTTGACGCTCTCGTAGGGTGACCATCCGAAGGCTGAAGCGGCGGACTTGGTGATTTTTTGCAGCAGGTTCATGTTAGAAATTACCTATGGATGACTGACAGGTGCGGCGACTTTTGCCGTATTTAAAAGGGTTCAGCTTTTGTAATGCTGATTGGCACCACTCTATGTCGGCTTTAATTTCCGAAGGCTTTCTGTAAGTCACGGATGTCCCGCTTTCGCTGAAACTAGCCATGGCCTTCTCGCTTTCGAGGATGTGGCCCTGAAGCTTGTTCCATAACTTTTCTTCAGTCCAACCGATCAGCTCCTTCATGAAATGCGGTAAGTTGTCAATCAGCGCCAGCTTCCTGCTCGGTCTCGCGGCCAAGGATTTTGAGCATGAAGGCAAACACGGTCGCCATCGCCTCGCAGTCGAGAAGGTGGTTCGGCCGTTTCTGGATCCGCGACCATTGCCACTTGTCGCCGTCCTTGATCCGCATCTCGGATTCCATCTGGCTCAGGTACGCGATCTTCTTTTCGTCGTTGTCGACCTCGGCGAGAGCCTCGACCGGCACCTCCCATGTCGGGCCTCGGCTTGGATCTTGATTGCGGCGGATCCGCGAGAGGGCGTCTTTGATGTTGAGGTTCGACCAGTAGAACATCTGGGCGACTTTGCCTGCCGAGCAGTTGATCGAGCGCTTCGGGGAATAGAATCGGTCGAGTGACTTGACCCGGACGCCGACGCCGAGGCGTTGCTTTAGTCGGTGAGTCCATGTTGCCTTGCGGTCACCCATCAACGCAACCCATCCATGCTCGGCACAGCGTTGGTAGACCTCGTAGGAGTTGAATCCGGCATCGACGCCGACGAGGGAGGATGAAACGCGGTACTTTTCCTGCTGTTCGAGCAATTCTTCCCAGGTATGGGCCGTGCCCCAGTCGATCCGGCGGCTGGATCCATCGGGGCTCCATTGGGTTATGAGGTACCAAAAGTGATCCATCTGGACATCGACGGTCATCACGCGCAGCCGAACCGGCGGGTCGTCGTCCTCATCCGGCACCCGGATCTTGCCACCGATGATCGCGCCTTCCTTTTCCCAGGCTAAATCGCCGCGCGCGTAGGTGCTGTCGGTGATCTTGATCGAGAAATCCTCGGTGTATTCGGTGAACGGAAGAGCGAGACGCTTCTGCCAGAAGATTTTGAGTTGCTCCATGTCGCCAGTGCGTGCCGACGCTTTTGCCCGAAGGTAAATCTCGGCGAGGTTGCCCCATGATCCAGCGCAGAGGCCATTCCAATGGAAGCCGACATTCGATTTCGCCGCTCCGGGGTTCTGGGAGACATAACGCGCGCCGTTCATAGGGTTGTTGAGCTCACGCCGTGATCGGTCGGTATCGGGAAATCGGGTGCCACACTCGCAGAACATTTCGGTGGTCTCGCGCACGCGCTCGTAGTCCCACGCGCCATCTTCGAGGCGGCAATCCTTCGACCATTCGATGTTTTCCCATTTCCATGGCTGCGTCGTCTTGCAGCTCGGGCATCGCCAGCACCATTCACGCTGGTCGGTCGATCGAAATTTCCGATCGGTGTCGTCGTCCACCTCGCCGGCCTGCGACACGAAGAACCTTTTTCCCAGCCACCCGAAGGCGGTGACCCGTGCCTCGGCCTCGGCCATGTGACCGGATGGCCAGCGCCAGGTCTCATCGCCGATCAACCAGCGGATCGATCTCCTTTGAAGGTTGGTCTTGGAGTGAGCACCGAGCACCCAGCCAGTCATGCCGTTGAGAAATGCGACAGAGTTGCGCTTGAGCTTGTGCCTTTCGGTCCCTTGCTGGCGCGGCAAAATCTCCCGAATCGGCGCGCATTGCTTCCAGAGCACCTGCAGACGGTTTTCCATCTGATCTTTTGCGTCGGAGTCTGTCTGGTCGAGCCAGAGCATCGGTCCGGGCGCGTTCGCCGCGATCCAGCAGGATCCAAGCTCGGCGGTCATGGTTTTGCCCGCCTGAATCGCCGCGATGATCGAAACCAGCGAAACCGACGGATCTGCCAGCGCCTCCAATGGTTCGCGGATCCATGGAGAGTTGCCCGACTGGAATCCACCCGGCACCGGCGAGTATGGGATCGACTCGACATGCTGCTCGCACCACTGCCACGGCGGCCGGCGATCGGTGATCACATGGCCGGCCCGCAGGATGTTATCGAGCAGGTCGGTCGTCGGATTTTTTTCGTCCTCTGGTTTCAAGTTTTGGGATCTGCTTTTGCTCGCCGGAGTTCATGATCGCGATGTACTCGTCGACCACTCGGGCATTTTCTTTACGGATGTCGACCGCATCTCTGCCGACCAGCAGCGGCGGCAATTCGTTTTCGAGCTTGTTCCGAAGCAGGGCGTTTGCCTGTCCGATGTGATAGAACCAGCGCTCACGCACCGCGTCGATCGGGACAAATTGCCCCTTGCGAACCAGCACCTTGAGCTCGCGATCCTCGACCTCGGCGAAGAGTTTCCGCAGGCGAAGTTCGGCCTCGTCGGGTGTTTCGGATTGCCCTTTGGCCGCGAGCCCCTCGGCCTTGATGAAGGCCACCCACTTGAGG